TATCTGTTGTTGCACGACCAACAAGTGTATCTGTTGATGTAGGAAGTGTAAGAGTTCCTGTATTAGTAATTGTTCCAATTACTGGAGAAGTCAAAGTTTTATTTGTTAAAGTTTGTGTAGAATCAAGATCTGCAAGTGTATGTGTTGCAGGAGTTCCACCATAACGAGCAAGAAGACCAGTTGATTGAACTAACCAGATATCACCAACAGTTGGAGAAGTTGGTGCTGTTCCAGAAGGAATATTAAGTGATGCACCTGCTGTTGTTGATGCACCTAAAGTTAAAGTATTTCCAGATGTTAATGATGCAGTTCCTGGAAATGTAAATGCTGATGGAATAGATATTGTTATAGTTCCTGCATTTGTTGTTCCAGAACCAGTTAATGTTATTTGATTAGAAGTACCAGCAAAAGTTGTAGCAGAATAATATGTACTTGCACCTACTGTAATACCGCCAGATGCTGGAACAAATGCTGTTCCATTATAAAATTTAAGTAAGCTTGTAGCTGTATCAAAATAAAGTTGACCTTTAGATGCAGCAGAGGTTGCATTACCCCAAGGTGCTGCTAGGGCGGGATCACCAGAGCTTTGATGAATAACTGGATAAAGAAGTTGATTTCCCTTAAGGTTTATATTAGTTAAAAAAACTTTTGACATCTTTAATAAATCTCCTCTTTAATCTTTATTTTTAAGCTAGGTATGCATACCCTGAAACAGCTTGAGAAAATGTAAGTATAAGTAAATTATTACTTACATGCTCTATATCACATTCTACATTATTTCTTCCATAATCCGAAACAAAGACAGATGGCTTATAACGTAAATTATGATTTATGTACCAACCACCATCACCAGTCCCGCCATCTATTGGAGTTCTTCCTCCTGGAGATGCAAACTGTTGTTCAAAAGTAAAAGAAACTTCAGCTGGTTGAATTATATTTGTGGATTTTGACCAAGTTCCAGCGGAACCATCTGAAGGAGATGATTTTGTATAAAGATCTCCATTAACAGTATTTAGATATGTATCTCCATTATTTCCTAATGAAGGTGCTGGTGCACCAGTTCCAGTTAAAAATGATAAACCATTGCTTCCAGCAAGACTTAAAGTTGATGTATAATTCCAAACAGTATCTGATGTTTTTGGACCATAAACAAGATGAGATACTGAATCAATATAATAATCACCTTTAACACCTATATTTGAGGCTGGAACACCATTTCCAGTCAATATATTGGAACCTTGTGCACCTCTTGCACCAACTGCTTGAACAACAGCCGTATTAGTTTCTTGAACAGAGATTACATTATTTTCTGTTTGTTGAACAATTATTGTATTTGTTCCTGTACTATCTGTATTTGTCATTAAATTACTCCCGCATTAACTAAGAACCAACCTTGAAGCAAAGTTGTTTTTGAACCATACTGATCTGTTATTTGAACTTGATAAGCTGATCTCGGTAAAACAAAAACAGATGTTTTTGCAGGAGATATACTAATATCAATAATTCCATTTGCAGGATTTGAAACTGTTATTCCATTTCCAATTGTGCAAGTAGCAGATAATATTTTTCCACCTGGTTTATCTCTTACTTCTAAAACAATACTAAATCCCGTCAAATTAATAGGATTTCCTGCTGGATCTTTATATGTTAATCTCAATGGAAAAGTATCACCTTGAGTGATTTTGTAATTAACACTATCTTGAGAACTTAGTAACATATTTACCTCACAGCTTAATGATTTATATATAGATTATATCACTTAAATATTACAAATCATAGAAAACCCGCCCTGTGGAAGTGGGCGGGTGTTCAAAGCATTTAATTGCTATTTATATTGTATCAGTTTTTACCAATATCTACTATTTCACATTCTCCACTTACACAAGCTAATGCTTGTGTGCCAGTTGTTGAATCTTCTAATTCATATAAAGATAATGCATTCCAATCAATTGTTTTTGGCATTTTAGAAAGCATATCTTCGTATTGATCTTTTGTAACTTCTTGATATGGAGCCTGAACATATGTATGTTCTGAATATGGAAGAAATGAAATTCCTGAACATTCATCAAAATGCTTATAAACCCAAGCACCAACTTCCATCCATTCATCTTCTTTTACAGATACAGTAATAGAAGGTTTATGCTCACACCAATATCTTTGATATGTCAACCAAACTTCAAGTTGTTGTAAAGCAGTTAATTTATCTCTAGTAATTGCATATTCTGGTGCTTTTACTGGAAATGAAAATACTGTTGTATCATTTGGTTTCATTACATCATCTTCTGCAGGAATACCAGTATCTTTTAGGAATTGAGTAATTGGATCTTTCTTATCCCCCCGAACTGTACGAATATAATATTCTGAATGCCAAGCATGCATTCCTGAAGACACCCCGACCAATTGGGACACTGTGCCCGAAGGCTTTACGCATGTTATTGCTGCAGAAGCGGGAATCCCAATTTTCGCTGCTTCTTCAATATTCATATCTACTGCCCATTGACGAAGATGAGAAAGAATATCACCTAACTCATCTAACCCTTCTTGACCAGAAAAAAATTTATGCCCAAATTGTCCAGTTAATGAAACTCCCAGTAAACGCTCTTCTTCTGTATTATCTTTCCAAATCTTACGAATATATTTAAAATCTGTAAGTGTTGATTGCCAAGTTCCAAGAATTGTTGCAAGTCTTACTTTATTTGTAACATCTTCAACTGTATCTGTTTCACGAAGTACGACTTCTGAAAGGTTACAAAACTGATAAGGACGTAGGATAATTTCTGAGCAAGGGTTAGTTCCGTAGTGAATATCTGGATCTCTTCTACCGTATTTTGCTGCTTGAGCTTGGGCTGCTGCCACATTGTAGATACCCCGCTCACCTGACTTTGAATCATAAAGTGATTTCCATTCTGCTATAAATTGTGCCATATCTGGCTTACGAGAATATGCAACAGAATTATTTGCTAGTGCACGTTGAGAATTTTGTTCCCACCAATTACCAGATTTTGCTGCTGCCATTTCAATATCATTAATATTTGAAAGAGAAATCATAGCAGAGCGACGAACACCACCTACTACAACCACTTCACCAATCTTACACATAATATCATGTGTTTCAATTGGTTTTAATTGACGACCTAGTGCTCCTTTAAATACTTGAATTGTAAAATCAAAAAGATTAACTAAAGGTTGAGGACCAGATGATCTTCCTCCCATAGTTTTAAGACGTGCACCCGATGGTCTTATTTTGCTAATATCAATTTGAGGAATTTGTCCTGCCCACAATAATCCTATAAGTTCACGATATGCTTTTGCCCAACCTTCTTTAGAATCACCAACAATAACAACTGTATCTGTTTTGTCAAGTTTTTCTGGAAGAACGGGAAGTTTATTAATATATTTATATTCAACAGAAAATCCAACACCTGTACCACACATAAGGATATACATCGCTTCATCAAATGATCTTGCATTATCAACTGGCATAAATGCACAATTATATCCAGATACATTTTCTCTTTCAAGTGCAGGTCCTGAAGTCATCATAGAACGCATTGATGGCATAACATTTCTATTAAATACTGCATCACGAAGTTCTTTAACAAGATTTTCATTAGGTACATAGTTATGCTTTTCACTAAGCTGATTAACCATAAAATTAAAGTAACGGTCTACAGTTTCTCCCCAAGTTTCTCTACGATTTTCTTCTTCAAGCCACCTTGCATAACGAGATAATGCAATAAAATTTTCATACGGGTTTTCAATTGTGTTAGACATATTACTCCTAGTTAGAATTTATTTAGAACTTAAGTGTACCACAGCAAATCTTTTAAAATCAAGATTTAAAGATTTTTATTAATTTCTTGTAGCCTTTTTACAACTGGCTTTGTAACTTTACTCCAATTATAATCTTTATGAATTAAAAATGCATTTTTGTAAGCTAAATCACTATATTTTTCATAATTATTAGCAACATCTTTTATATAAAATTTAATTTGTTCAAGATTTGGTTTAAGCATTTTTCCTGGATGTATATCAGGCCAAGGACTACTATGAAAATCAGAATCTAATGGCATAGTTATATATCTTTCATAAGATGCCCACTCTGCTGTACAAATTGTAGGGATACCTTTAGCCATAGCTTGAAGGGGATTAAATCCAAATCCCTCCCCCCATGATGGATAAACAAACACATCACATAAATCATACAAACCATTCATTTGTTCAACAGTAAGATATTCTTCTATTGTTTTTATATTTTTATAGTATGCTCCAGGAGATCCTTGTAATCTACCTGATGGATCATAAACTCTTGTTGTATTCATCTTGCTACATTTTAAAATTAATTCGTAATTTGGATCATCACCAAAATTTTTTATAAATGCATCAACAACCATTTGAGCGTCTTTTCTAAATGAAGGTTCTCCAACATGTAAAAATCTAAAAGGACGGGAAGAACTTATTGTTCTTTTTAAAGGAATCCATTCATCTTCAATACCATGTTCATATACAAATATAGGTTTATCAGTGTGTGCTTTAAATATCTCAGCACACCATTCAGATGTTGTCCATAGTTCATCAATTTGATTTTTTAGGGGATCTCTCCAAGAATCAAATACATCTGTTGATTCCCAAGGTGTATAACCAATCTTATATTGATTTTTACCAAATCTATATTTGTCTGGCATTATAAAAGATATACCTATTTTAGCTTTTGGAGATCCAATTAAACATTCTATATTTTCTTTTTTAAATTGATTAAAAATATGATAAGATGCTTCACCATAACCGACTCTTCTATCCATAAATTCTGGAGCACCAGTAAATGAAACTTTCAAAATATATCCTCTCGATATTTTATTGTATCATTAATAATTTTTTTGCTATATTATATATAATATTAATTAGTTTTACACTACATACTTCCAGAAATTTTTTGCATAGGAACCCTATACCCTTATTATAATAAACAAATAAGAAACCCCGAAATTGTCAGGTTATAAATCTGCAATTCATCGGTTAGACCCTATGCTTTTATCTGAAAGAATTACTTCCGTCATCATCGCACCTGAAGTTTAACCCTTGATGTTATCTCCAAAACTATTCAGGATTATGATTGTACCATAAAAATATTGCTTTGTTAAAAACTTAAGTGAACAACAGGTAAACGGAAAAATTGACATCATTTTAAATCTATGTTACTATTGAGTTCTACTCTTTACCCCAGGAGGTACATATGAATAATATGAACAAAGCAAGGATAAGAACAGTGTGGACAATGATTGGTGTAAGTATTCTTACATTAATATTTGGATTAGCTTCAGAAAAAGCTAATGCATTAAAAGTTAATTCATTAAAAGTTTACACACTAAAAGCACCAACTATATCATACAGCAGTAATGTACTGTATATTAATAAATATACAAACTTGGTAAATATCAAGAATGTTATAAATATTGATATCAGTAAAAAGAAGAATAACAAGATATCTTATCGTATAGATGACTTATCAACTAATTCAACTTTTACAATGCCCTCATATAGCATAAAGCTAAATCTAAAACAAAGAGTAGACAAAAGGGTAATAATATCAAGACTAGCAAATGCAATACTAAGTCAGGAAACTGGCGGAGTTGGAGCATATTATCGCAAGTCTTATTCCAGTAGTGCATGTGGGGCTTTCCAATACATGTCAACATCATGGAATAACTTTATGGGCTATAAAAGTGCATGTGATGCACCAGAATGGGTTCAAGATCAACGTATGATTAATGAACTTAAATCATCTTATAATAAATATCATGATTGGAGAAAAGCAGTTGCAGCACATTTATATCCATCAAGGGCAAACAATATGAATTCTTGGCATTTACCAATTCCAGGAAATCCTAGTGTTTTTCAATATGTTACATCTGTGTTCCAGAAAGCGAACATAGCATACTGATGAAAATTCAAGTATTTTCGCAGTATTACAACTTAGCACAGGCGGGTAGGGTAGAACCTCTCGCCTGTCCTATGCATAAATCAGAAGAACCAGTAATATTCACTTTAATACATAAAGAGGAAAATAATAAAATTATGCTACAATGTATAGCATGTGGCTATAAGAATTTTGTAGGACAACAACTTTATGAAAATATTTTAAAAAGAATAGAAGGAGTAATAAATGACATACCCATTTAATCAAGCAAAGTCTTACACAAAAGGTCGTGGAAATTTTAAGATTAAGCTTATTGTAATTCATACAATGGAAACACCAGAAAGTGTTTCTCGTGCCCGTCAAGTTTGGAATTGGTTTGCTGGAAGCACTAGCCCTCATGCAAGTGCACACTATATGGTTGATAACAAAGATGTTTTGCAATCAGTACTAGATACAGACACAGCTTGGGCTGTTGATGATTTTCCACTTAATCAGCAAAGTATTTCAATTGAACATGCAGGATCAGCATCGCAAAATAATGGTGAATGGAACGATGAATATTCAAATGCAGAGCTTAAGCTAAGTGCTAAATTATCTGCAGAACTTGCCAAAAAATATAATATTCCTTTAGTAAAACTTTCTCCAGCAGATATTCTGGCTGGTAAGTCTGGTTTCTGTGGTCATGTAGATATTACTGTAGCTAAAAAAATTGCTGGTGGTCATACAGATCCTGGCAAATATTTTCCTTGGGATGAATATCTAAAACTTGTTAAAGCAGTAAAATAAGATATTGTATGAATAAGCCAAATATTGGAGACTTCTTTGTAGTTCACAGTAAAGGTGCAGCAGCAAGATTAATTCAATTAAGCACTTGGTCAAAATGGAATCATGCTGGTATTTATATTGGTGATGATATGATTATTGAAGCAAGACCTCAAAGAGTAACACTATCTAATATATCAAAATATGATAATCATGATATATTGTGGAGTACAAGCTTTGAACCGCCGTTTACTGAGGCGGAAGGGGAGAAACTTCGCAGTTTTGCTTTAAATTTTGTTGGACATGAATATGGAGTTTGGTCTATATTGGCAACTGGATTCAAATGTCTTGGCATAAGTCTTTTGCCAGCTATAAAAAGAGCCGAAAATGAGAATGGTGTAATATGCTCTCAGCTTGTTGCTTGGATATGGTCACATATGGGTAGAAAACTCTCTACTAAACAACATGCTTTGGTTACTCCAAAAGATCTTGCGATCAGATTGAGCGAAAAAGGATAAAATGGATTTTCTTCCAATAGTAAATGATAGATCATGTGGAACATGTACAAAATGTTGTGAAGGATATTTGAAAGCTGATATAAAGCTAAAAGATAAAACTCCTCTTGTACAAATGGGAATTGATGAAAAAGGTCGCAAGCCTTGTGCATTTGTAAAAATTGGCAAAGGTTGCACTGTATATGAAAAAAGACCAGATAATCCATGTGCAATATTCAAATGCGATTGGTTGACAAATGCAGATATGCCAGAATCATTCAAACCTGAAAATTCTAAAGTTATTTTTACAACTCGCATCATGAAGGGTATTGAATACACCATGTTGCTTGAAGCAGGGACTAAAATGGATTCTGAGGCATTATCTTGGGCAATTCCATATGCACTAGCAAATAATAAAAATATTGCCTGGAGAGTACTAGAGAACATCTTTTGGATAGGTTCTGAAGAGTTCAATAAGATGATGGATGAGGATTACCCTCTATTATCTGATGGCTAATATATATATAGAAAGATCATATATAGAAGATAATTCTTTAGAAGATTCCCACCAAATATTAATTCATATAAAAGAGAATAATGATCATATATTAGCTGGTAAAGTAGAGTTAGAGAAAGATATTTCTTGGATTCATTTCAGTTCCGACCAAAATGGTGATTTATTTATCAATAATTCGGCGGGAATGGAAGCTAACAAATGGAATCATATAACATATGACATAATAAATAATGATTTTGGTATAGGAAGAACTATAGAGTTAGGAGAAGACAATGAATGATAAAGATTATGATCTATTAGACAATATTAGAGAGTTATTAGGAGCAATATTTATTCAAGAACAGAGAAATTATGATATGTTAAGTATTATTGCAGATAAGCTAGGTGCTGACGCTACAGGACTTAGCAATTTGCATGAACTTGGTCAAGTTCTAGCTCCCGCCCCGTCTTTTATTTTTGAAAATGA